TTAGCACCTTTATTGTATCGGATTTTATTCAATATGTCTTTTTTATGCAAAAAAAGTAGGCGCCAAGAGGACACGCAACTAGCGTTTCTCTTTAGCGCCCCAAAATAAATTATAGAACCTTTTTTTGCGCGTGGTTTGGGCAGGCAGATTTAGGCGGGCGGATTTAGTGAAATTACCAATCATATAGTCGGGATTTCAGGGGCGGAAAAGAACAATAAAGGCCTAATAAAAGCCTAACAAAGGTTTAATAAAAGCCCGAAATGTGTGACTTTTGCAACATATTTAAAATACGTATGGAATTTGTAAAAATTTAATAAAAAAGTACTTGCTTTTACTTTGAATTTAGTATAAAATATCTCTTGTACCATTCCTCGATAGCTCAGTCGGTAGAGCAATCGGCTGTTAACCGATCGGTCGTAGGTTCGAGTCCTACTCGGGGAGCCAATGTGGCCCGTTGGTCAAGCGGTTAAGACACCGCCCTTTCACGGCGGTATCGGGGGTTCGATTCCCCCACGGGTCACCACATATGGACGATTAGCTCAGCTGGGAGAGCGCCTGCCTTACAAGCAGGATGTCGGCAGTTCGATCCTGTCATCGTCCACCACACCTGATGAAAGCGAACTTTTTAGTACTTGCATGTTGTTGAGTGCTGGAGGTTCGCTTTTGTAATTATAGGCTATTTCAAGATAGCCATCATATATTGTAATCTGGCGGATAAAGGTATCGATTATTCGCTCACGGGAGGCTGCTGCAGAAGGGTCTCCCTTTATTATTTTTTGGAGGAAGAATTTTACATGGTCCTCGGTGAGTACGAAGGCTGGTTTCCGAAGTTCTTCTTTGGCGATATCCTTATTTAGCTGCTCGATGTCTTTTTCGGCTTTTTCAACAGCTGCATTGATTGTCTTAGAGTGCAACCCACCAGCGATAGCCTGCATATAGTTTTTTAGTTCATTCTCTTTAGCGGAGAGCTCATTCTTTAATCGTTCTAAGGTATTATCCTCTACTAGCGGGGTACTTTGAGCGCGGACCGCCTGCTGCGCAATTTTATTGACGATTGTTTCGTCCTGCAGCATTTTGTAAGTATGCTCGATGATTAAATTTTCAATATCTGCGCACCGTATGTTTTTTGCATCACAAGAGTTATGCTTGCGCCGGTTGTAGCAGGCGTAATAATAGTGCTTGATGCCGTTCGATGATTTTGCGGACATGCCAATGTAGGCGGCACCACATTTTCCGCAGACGAGCTTGGTGCAGAGTTGGTATATTTCACTTTTGCTGTTTTTCTTTTTCCGTCTCAATTTTCTCAACTCCCTTACATGGTTGAAGGTTTCTGGATCTATTATTGCAGGGTAGCACTGCTCTATCCGGATATCCTTCCATATGAAGGTTCCGGTATATTTTTCGTTGTCGAGAATTCCGGAGATGGATTGCATCGTGAATTTTCTCCCGGTTTGGCGTCGGTACCCCATTGCATTTACCTGCGTTGCGATAGACTGCATTTTTTGACCCTTGATATATTCGTTGAAGATAAACTCGACCATAGGCTTATATTCCTCATCGATGATTACTTTTCTATCCTGGTCTAACTTATAACCTTGCAGAACAGGTCCGCCTGGCCAGACACCCTTAAGTGCATTTTCGGTCATACCGCGGGTAACTTTAACCGAGAGTTCTGCCGAGTAATATTCGGCCATGCCCTCAAGCACCGACTCCAGGATGATGCCGCTTGGATCATCGGCGATATTTTCTTTGGCCGAGATTACTTTAACTCCGTTCTTTTTTAGCTTTGACTTATACATCGCGGAGTCATAGCGGTTGCGGCTGAAGCGGTCGAGTTGGTAAACCAGCACATACTGGAACGCACCTTTGGCGCTATCCTGAATCATTTTTTTGAATTCTGGGCGGTGGTCAGTCCGGGCAGACATGGCTCGGTCGGTGTATATCTTTATTATGGTTAGATTTTCTCGTTCTGCGAACGCAGTGCATTCGCGAATTTGACCCTCGATAGATTCGTCACGCTGCCGGTCGGAAGAGTACCGGGCGTAGATTACACAATTTTTGCTCATAAAATTAGCACGCTCCTTTTTAGACATAGTAATTTGCCATAGAGCGTGCTATAATTTTAATAGGCTTAATTATGCGCGCCACCCTATGGTGCGTAAGTCATCCCTTATCCGTTCCAGCGGGTGAGGGATTTTTTTATTTCATCTTTTTCTATTTTGGAAATAGTTGCTTATATTAGATTCGGTAGTTGGTACCCTTGAGAACCTTCCAGCCGATTAAGAATCCGTCGATCTGACGTTGGGCTAGACCTCTTTTATCGGTAAGTAGGAATTTATCCCATTGTGAATTTTGTCCTGATTTAATGTAGATGGCGTTCGGTTCACTCCAAGCATGATAGTACCAGCGTGTACCGTATCGTGTGACAGGGTGTCCTGGTTTATCAAAGTTTACCTCAATCCAGTTGTATGCGAAGAGAATTCCTTTTTCATCATCCTGTAGTGCGACGATGGAGCTACGATCCATATATGTAGCCCATCCCTGGCGGGCAGTGAGAATCGGATAGTTCTCATCGTTATTGTAATATTCCTGGTAAGGTGCATATACCGGGTTCCCTAAGAGGTCTGCTGCATATGTTGATAATGCTGTGCTCAGGAACAATGTTGCGATTAGTAATATTCTCGCTAGCATGATTGTCACTCCTTTTTTATAAGAACACGTTGTACATCACTACGCGACCGATGAGTTTGAGATTATCGGCATTATCGTAGCTGAATATTATGTCGGTGAAGCTTGGGCAGTTGCTATCTGGTCTAAATATAAACCGTTCGTTCATTGTGTCGTTGAAGTAACGCTTTACGGTGTATTCGCCCTCGTTGCTGATAACTACGATGTCACCATCGTGCAGGTCGGAGAGTTCGATGTCAGTCTTAACCGCGATTATTGACTCGTGCTCGATGATCTTATTCATGGACTCACCGTTGACGGTCATTAGCATAATACTTTTATTGCCAGCGTAGCGTCCGAGCATGGCATCCGGTACACTAATTTGTGGCAAGTTCTGGATGGACTCAATTTCGCTGAGAGCACCTGCTGATACAGAGTACGGCACCATTGTGTAGTGGTGTGATGGCAGGAAGTTTATTGAGTCATTTTCTGTAGGCTCATCTGTATTTTCCCACCCCATAATATATGCTGGAGATACTTCATAGAGTTTCGCTAATTTTTCTATATTATCCGAAGGTATATTGACTATGTCTAGCGTTTCATAGCGTTGGATTGTGACCTTAGATATACCTAATCGTTCTGCAACCTCTTGTAGAGATATTCCTAATTCTAATCGTTTATTCCGAAGTCTATTGGCTAGTTCTACTTGTTTTTCCGTTGGTGGATTTTTTAATCTGCTAGTTATTTTTGCCATTTTACACCTCCTAATTACAAGTCAATAATACCATATTATTTCCTAACGGGCAAATATTTTTTCCTGTTATTGTGAATATGTTTCCTAACGGGTATTGACAATTTCCGTCTTGAATGCTATCATTTAGTTGCCTGATAGGTAACGAAGGGAGGTGCGTATTATTGCTAGATGTTAATAAGTTGAAGGCTGCAATTGTCGCTAGTGGATTGCGCCAAAAGGACGTTGCGAAAGCATTGGGAATCACTGATCGAAACTTCCGTTATAAGTTATCAAAGAAAAAGCTTTATAATACGGAAATTGAAATCCTGATTGATGTTTTAAACATCGAGTCCCCAATGGAGATTTTTTTTGCTAAAAATGTTTCCCAATAGGCAACGAAAGGAGTGAGCTATATGAAGTCATTCGATGAGTGCTTAAGTGACTTGGCCTTGGAGATTGTGCGTGCGTTTCGCCGTAATCCGGAATGGCTGGAAGAATTTGAGCAGTGGAAGGCTGCGCAGAAGGGAGGTGAAATAAATGTCCGAGTTGAACATTGATTTTTTCATAGCGGGTATCATCGTTGGAGCGTTGTTCATGTTCTGCTTGATTGCAATCCTGGCGAGCTGGGATAACGACGATGATCTCTACGAAGAATACGAGGACGAAACTCCGGTTATTAGACCTGCAATTGAGCCGGTGATTGAACCAGCTATTATTGGTACCTATAAAGTACCTCGTGCCTACGATCAAGAAAAAGACCTTAGCTTTGGCGGGTATCGTTTCAATCGAAAAAAATAGCCCCTCAGCCACTGGCATGACTAAAGGGGCAAACTAAAATCTAGTTACATTTATTATATCACATAAGGAGTAGAAAATGATGGAATTTACATTTGATGGCTCAACAATTGAAAACCTAAATAAAAAAATCATTAAATATTTTAAGACTATGGGGCTGGAAGTAATTCCGGCTGCAGAGCTAGCTGCATTGAAATCTGGACATAAAATGAACGGCACAGAGGTGGCTACGGATGATCAGGCTCCGGCGGAAGAAGAGCCTGAAGCTGCTGCTGACGCACCTGTGGATGAAACTGTGGATAAGGTAGAAGAACAGCCGGCGGAGGTATCTTTGAAAGATGCAATTAAATCTTTGCAGGAATGGACGAACGAAGACCCGAAAGCACGGAATCCAATTGTTTTAGACTGGATGTCGAAGAAGGGATTCACCGGCGACACTTCATTTTGGGCGAAGGCTCCAGAATCCTGGGCGCCTGAAATTATGGCATTAATGCAGTAGGAGGAGCTATGCGATTATTAAAGTTAAGACTTCAAAATTTTAAGGGCATTCGGGAGTTTGAAATGGTGATGCCTGAAGGCCAGACGTCGATGTCGGTGTATGGTGATAACGCCACCGGCAAGACCACATTGTTTGATGGCTTTTCATGGCTGCTCTTTGGTAAGGATAGCCAGAACCGCACTAACTTTGAAATTAAAACCCTTGGTGAAGATGGCAAGCCAATTGCTAATATCGACCATTCCGTGTATGCGGAGTTTGAAACGGATAATGGGCAGCTAACCCTGGAGCGGGTGTATCGTGAACGGTACCAGAGCAAGCGTGGTTATGAAGAAGTCCTGGCGGGGCATACTACCGATTATCTCATCAATGGGGTGCCGGTGAAAGAGCGCGAATATAAGGACTACATCGATAAGCTGATTCCGGAGAATATATTCAAGCTGATTACTAACCCGTTGTTTTTTAATGAGCAACTTAAATGGGAAGATCGCCGCCGTATTTTAATGGAAATTTGCGGGGCGGTATCTGACGAGGAAGTTATCCAGCGCAATCAAAATTTGAAGCCCCTGCTGGATATGCTGACAGGCAAGACTGTGGATGACCTCAAGAAAATCATTGCATCGAAGCGAAAGGCAATCAAGGATGAGCTCGATATGATCCCGGCACGAATCGATGAGCTGGTTAGGACGTTATCGAAAACTAATATTGACTACGCTGCAGAATCGCAGCGCCGTGAGAAATTTGTTGCGGAACTAGCGGTGCTGCAGGAGCAGAAGGCGCGACTACGATCCGGTGGTGCTTTAGGTGAAACCCAGTCGCAGCTCATCCTGGTTGAGGCTAAACTCAAAGCCCGCAAAGAAGATGTAGAGTCGGAATGGCGTCGTAGCGACGATATTTATCATGCGAAGAAGCGTGAGCTCTCCGATGAGCTAGCTCGGAATAATCGCTTGATGGATGAATTGAAGTCTCAGATTAATCTCCAGGGGCAGCTAATGGAAGAGGCCCACGACAGAGAGGTTGCGGTAAATAAAGAATGGGAGAACCTTAATGGTCGCACGTTCAATTTCACCAACGAGACCATTTGTCCCACTTGCCATCAATCCTTACCGGAAGACCAGGTTGCAGCGGCTCGAACGAAAGCCCTTGAAGACTATAATTTGAAAAAATCAAAAGAATTGACGGAGCTGAAAAATCGTATCCAGCAGCAGACTTTTCAATATGAACAGCACCGAACCAATAAAGAAAAATCCGAGAAGGCCCTAGCGGAATTGGTTACTGTTATTGGCTCGATTGAAAACGATATTGCCAAGCTGGAGGGCGAGCGTTTATTCACGGTAAAGCCAGATGTGAATTCTGATGCAGAATATATGCAGTTGCTTACTCAGCAGTCCGAGCTGCGGGAGAAATTGGCGAACCTGGACGCTACGATTGTAGATGAAGAGGCTGCGTTGTCCCGGAAGATTAGCGAGCTCAACCAAGAGATTGCAGTGGCTATCAATAATATGGCCACCTCTGAAAGTGCTAGCCAAGCCAAGGCTCGTGTTAAAGAACTCGAAGAGCGACAGCTTGAGTTGCGTCGTGACTTTGATGTAGTCCTGGACCAGCAGGTACTCGTTGAAGAATTCATGATGGCTAAGGTGGAAGCGTTGGAATCCGTCGTGGCAGATAAGTTCAAGCTGGCTCGGTTTAAATTATTTGAGCAGCAGGTGAACGGCGGAATTAAAGAGTGCTGCGAGACGTTGTATAGAGACGTCCCTTACAGCAGCATGAATAATGCGGCCCGCATCAACGTCGGTTTAGATATTATTAATACCTTGACCGCCCACTATAAATTATCGGCTCCGGTGTTTATCGATAATGCCGAGGCGGTAACTCAATTTATCGATTGTGATAGTCAAGTTATTCGCTTAGTCGTGTCTAGCAATCACCGCAAGTTAACGGTTAATTAAGGAGGAAATTATGAGTAATGTAGTTGAAAGCAAACAAGAGTTAACTATGTCACAGCGATTTGTGGATATGGTGAATAAAGAATTGTCCAGCGTCGGTGGTGCGGTGATGCCGCTCACGGATCATCAGAAGCGGCTCGGTCAAAGTTATTTTATGGTTATCGACAGCGTCCTGGGGCAGGCCGAAGAAAAGCGCTTGAAGAAGTCAGAGAAATATCGTGAGGCGTTGGCGTATACTTGGAACAATGTCGACCTGGAATTGCTTGCTCGTGATGTCGTTTCTGCGTGCCGCCTTGGTTTGGACCCGGCGCAGAGCAACCATATTTTCCCGATTCCCTATAAAAATGGGCACACCAATAAATATCACATGGTATTCCTGAAGGGGTATAAGGGCCTGGAGCTAATCGCTAAGAAGTACGCCCTGGAACCTCCGAAGGCCATCATCACCGAGCTTGTCTATGAAAAGGATTCGTTCCGGATGGTGAAGAAGGACAGCTCTCATGCGTTTGAATCTTATGAATTTGAAATCGGCGACCCGTTCGACCGCGGTGAAATTCGGGGCGGATTCTATTATTTAGATTATGGAACTGCAGACCCGCGTAATAAGGTCGTGGTTATGACGCTGGCAGATATTTTGAAGCGTAAGCCGGCCAAGGCTAGTCCTGAATTCTGGGGTGGCGAGAAGGCCGTATATACTAACGGCAAGCCTAGTGGCAAGGAGAATGTGGAAGGCTGGTTCGCGGAGATGTGTCTGAAGACTATCAAGCGTGCTGCTTATAATAGTCTAACTATCGACACCAGCAAAATCGATGCAGACTACATGAACTTGAAGGCTGCTGAATCTGACTTCCTGGATAGCGAGGTCGCGCGTGAGGTTGAGACTAATGCTAATGTCGAAACTATCGATATTGAACCGACTCCAGCGGAAGAGCCGAAGCAGATAGATAACAAGTCCTTATTTATGGATCCAGTGACCGGTGAGGTCGTGGCTGAAGGGACTGAGGGGGCTGTCGATATGTTCGCTGCTCCGGATGCAAATGCTTAGTATTAAGAGCTTTGGGTCAGGCTCGATGGGGAATAGCTACCAGGTGACAGATGGTAGCTGCTCTCTAATTATCGACGCAGGCGTTCCTTTAAAAACGCTTAAGCGTAAGGGCCTGGGGCATATAGATACTATTAGCGGGGTCCTGGTGTCGCACCGGCACGGCGACCATTGTCTCTATATTAGTGACTATCTGAAGCTGGGCGTGCCTTGCTACATGAATGCCGATACTATTGATTTTCTGAAAGTCGGAACGCACCACTGGGTGCATAAGCTAGAGCCTAAGCAGGTAGTTGATATTGGTCCATTTCGGGTGTTGCCGTTCCCGCTGGAGCATGATGTTCCGAATTATGGATTCTTGATTCAGTCTGGAACGGAGAAGCTGGTGTATATCACCGATAGTTATTATTGCCACTATAAGTTTAATGGCTTAACTCACATCATGGTGGAGGCTAATTATAGCTTTGAAATTTTAAATGCGAATGTGCGGGAAGGCCGGATAAATAATCAGTTCCGGGACCGCCTGATTAAAAGTCATTTTGCCCTGGAGAATACGATTAAATTCCTGGAGGCGAATGACCTGCAGTATGTGCAAGAAATTCACCTACTGCATCTGTCGGATCGTAATTCCGACGCAGAATTGTTCAAAAATAAAGTTGCTGCGGCAACCGGCAAGGTTGTGTATATCGCAGAATAGGAGTGGTTGTATGTTAATAAAAAGTTTGCAATTGACCGCAGATAGCGTGTCTATCAGTTATGCCTACGAGCAGTCAAATGGATTTGTGGACCAGCTCACCTTAAAAAGTAAGGACCTACCGAGTGCTGAATTGCGCAATGCCTTTTCCGCGCTCAAAGATATTTTTCTGATTCAGTTCAGAGAGTTCTGCGACTTTTCGGATAATCTCTGGTTGTTTAAGGTGAATTTCAAATATTCAGAACTTGAGTTTGATAAGTTAAGCCTTACCGGTTCCCTGACTTTTGAGACTGGTCGTTCGATATCGTTTAGCACCTCGTGGTGGTATCCGGACGAGAAATTGATTAGCGTTGAAAATCTCCTCGAAGAGGCGAATCGCTATGTGAAGGGTAAGCGTGCGCAAACCAATTTATTTGAAGTAGCTGAAAAGGCAGAGTGAGGTACCTATGGCCAGACCATTAAAGAACGGTCTGGATTACTATCCGTTAAACGTAGATTTTTTTAGCGACATAAAAGTTCGCCGGCTGCTAAAGGCCGGTGGATCACAATCCATCTCCATAATAATCGTCCTGCTCGGTAATATCTATCGGGACGAGGGGTATTACATGCGGTGGGATAACGATATGCCTTTTTTAATTGCTGACTTAGTTGGGGTTACTGAGGGCGCAGTCATGGAGACGGTTAATAAGGCCGTTCTTATTGGATTTTTCCACGCGGGACTTTTTGAGCGTTATAAAATTTTAACATCGAAAGGAATTCAGGCTAGATATCTGGAAGCAGTCAGCCGTAGACGACAAGTTTTTCTCATAAAAAATTACTTACTTTTGGATGTTAATGTATACAATAATGTAGTCTTAGATGAAGTTATTGATAGCGATAACGGAGTTAATGTAGACAATAACTCGGTTAATGTATGCAGAAGTACACAAAGTAAAGTAAAGGAAAGTAAAGTAAAGGAAAGTAAAGTAGTAAATACATTGTCGGGAAACCCGACTTTGGAATCGAAAAAGAATATCGTGGTTGAGGTTGTTGAGTTTTTAAATCAGCAGACCGGTGCTCGTTATAGAGCGAATACTCCGAAGACTAGGCGGCTTATTGAAACTCGAATCAAGGAAGGCTTTGGCCTGGATGACTTCAAAATTGTTATTGCTAAGAAGTCGAAGCAGTGGCTGCATGATCCGAAGATGTCAAAATATCTCAGACCAGAAACTCTATTCGGGACTAAGTTTGAAGGGTATCTCAACGAGTCCGAAACTTATAGGTTGTCGGATCCATATGCCGCATTGATGGCTGAATTGGAAGGTGGTGATGATGGTGGCGAACCAGAAACAATTGACGTTAGCTACGTTGCTACCTCTGACCCGCGCGTATGATTTACGCCTGGAACCGCGAGCACTCCAGGAGAAGCTGCGTTTATATACCGAGATGCTGCAGGACATTCACCCTGCAGCGCTCCAGGTCGCTGTGAAAGATGTAATCTGTACCGAGCGATTTTTTCCGTCGGTCTCTACGATCAGGGAGAAAGCATTATCGGTGATGGCCTATGTAACCGGCACTGGTTATATACAGGCAGACGAGGCTTGGTCGATGGTGCTGACTGCAATCCAGAAAGGTGGATTTGAAGGCGGTCGAAGAATGCTGCCGGCTATGCTGTGGAAGATAGCAGAGAACTTTGGCTGGCGTGATTTATGTTATGGCGATGAAGTGTCGCTATCTACTAAACGGGCGCAGTTCATGAAGTTCTACGACGCTGAGGTTAAGCGCCGAGTCGATTGTGAGCGATTCACGAAGATGGTGGAGAGCTCACCGGTGTTATCGCAGCTCATGCAGCAGTGCGTAAAGGCCGAAGAGCAGAAGCTGTTGGAGGTGTCTTTTGATGTGGATGTCGAAGAAAAAGAGCCTGTGCCTGATGTAGGTGTGCATGATTATGAAAGCCTAAAACGCTATATGACGAAGAAGGGCATGTTTAAAGACTGAGGGGTATCGCATGAAATTTGTAATTGTTGGAAGACCTGCGACGAAGAAAAATTCTGGCCAAATCATTAATTTGAAAGGCCGGCATATGATGCTCCCCTCTAAGACGTTTCTTCGTTATGAAAGAGAGGCAAAGAAAATCCTTCAGGCTCAATATAATCGTTCGCCGATTACGGAACCGGTCATTGTTACTTGCCAATACTGGCTGCCTAATAAACAGCATTGGCCGGACCTAGTTGGTCTATTGCAAGCGACGTCGGATATATTGCAGGCTGCAGGTGTTATTAAGGATGACCAGCAGATTGTGCATTACGGTGATAGTCGAATTGTTGGAATAGATAAAGCTAGACCTCGTGCTGAAATAGAGGTGGTGAAGTTAATTTGTGATTAAAGATAAGATTATTTTGGATGCTTGCTGCGGGAGCAGAATGATGTGGTTTGATAAAAATAATTCCAAGGCCTTATTTATGGATAACCGTGAATTAGTGGAGCGGTTGTCGGACGGACGAGCCTTGGAAGTTTCACCAGATATTGTCGGAGATTTTAGAAACATGCCGTTTCCGGATAATTCTTTTAAGTTAGTACTGTTTGATCCACCGCATTTAATAGAAGCAGGGCATAATAGTTGGTTAGCTAAGAAATATGGAACACTCGATAAAAATTATTGGAAGGATGATATTTCAAAAGGATTTGTAGAGTGTTTTAGAGTTTTAGAGAAACATGGCATCTTAATTTTTAAATGGTCAGAGCATGAAGTATCAGTAAAGGATATATTGCCTTTAGTATCAACAAAACCTCTCTTTGGGACTAGACGTGGAAATGGCATTTTCTTAGTTTATATTAAATCAGAATGAGATTAAATTAGATCCAAAAGGAGATCAAAATGATTAAATTTGGTCAAAATGTATACAGAGAGCATTACCTTTTTCGATTGCCAGACGGATTCATGGTCTCAGTTGCAAAAGGGTATTATTCTACATACGGTGGCGATAAGGGGTTTTGGGAAATGGCCATAATCAATCCTAAAGGTGGCATTGATTATGATGTTGACGAGGATATTTTCCGTGGCGATGTACTTGGATATTTAACGGATGTTAATGTTATCGATATTTTGTCCGAGTTAAAACGACGTCATAAACATCGACGCACAATCACTCATATGTTTAATACGGTTATTTTAAGAGATGAGGAATCAGATTGAGACGTAGAAGGCAATATTTATCGGTGCTGCGGACGATGACCGAGCGGCAGGCAAAAGAAGCTGCGGACCGTTTCGAGGAGCGAATTGTCCAACGTGAAAATTGGTACGAATATATGGATGAGTCCAATCTTTTAAGCTGCTACTGGATAGACATCTACTGGCGGAATCGGAATCGCATGGGGCTCTATTCATTGTCGGAGGTCATCGCTGCGGGCGCATATGAAGTTATGGATGTGAGGACAGTAAAATTATGAATAAGGATTTAGTGAAAGCCATTGAGCTTTATTTTAAAAGATTCGCTGATTCGTATATTTCACGGATTGGACGCGCTATTGTGTATGTCACTAGAGGTAGCACCCTGGTGAGCGTTAGTACTATGGATGGTAAAGATTTTTTCTTGAATATTTTCATGGCTAACGACAAGGAGTTCTGGAATGATTTGTTATTTATCCCACCCGTACGGCGGTGATTCTCGAAATCTTAAACGGATTCAGGTGCTTATTGCGATGCTGCATGAGGCGAATCCGGATGACCTTGTTATATCTCCGGTGCCGATGTGGTCTGAGTTGTATAAGGTTATGGACTACATTGATGGACTGGATATGTGTCTCGAACTAATCGGGACGTGCGACAAGTTTTACTTGGCCGGAGACTGGACTCAGTCTAAAGGCTGTATTGCTGAACGTGCATATGCACTGGCCCTGGGAATGGAAATTATTGAACTAGAGGGGGATGGTGTGTATGACTAAAGAAGAAATTATCAAACTAGCGTCAGAGACCGCTATTAATGTTTACATAAAAAAGCATGAGCAGCAGCGTCGAAACCAAGCGAAGCATGCTATCGAAAATACCAAGCGCCTGCTGCGGGAATATCAGAATTTGAAGACCCATTGCGAAGAGGCAATCTTTTCCGCTGAAGACTCGGTGCCTACCTCCCTGGGGCTAATCCTTACCGAGATATTCGACTCGAATGGTTTTATTAAGTTCCAGGCTCTGATGGCTAGCAAGAAGCGAACGGAGCTCATGCTAGAGCATATCGATGCGATGCTCACGATCTACCGTGCGCGGTGTGAAAGTCAGAAGAAAATCAATTATGATATTCTCAAATATTGCCTAATCGACGGACTTGATATGCTGGATGTTGTGGATGGATTAATGATTCCTGTGTCAGAAAGAACCGGGTACCGAGCCTTGAATCAAGGTTTGAAAGATATGTCGGTGTTGTTGTTCGGGGTGTATAGCCTAGGGGCTTGACAAGATTGTCAGTAAATTGTCAGTGACATGTCAATTTCAGTGTTTTATAATGATAGTGTGAAATAAATGTAATGAATCGTTTCACTCCTTAAACTTAATAATCGATTGAGACACGTAAAGTAGGCACCCGTTGTGGTGCCTATTTTATTTTGTAAGGCGAAAGGTGGAATATTAATGGTTGCTGTGCATTGCGCGTTTGATGAGATGATGCCGATTGAATCGGTTATCCCCAATCCGCGAAACCCGAATACGCATCCGGATAAGCAGATTAAGCTGCTCGCTAAAATTATTAATACGCAAGGCTGGCGAGCTCCAATCACGGTATCGAAACGCTCCGGGTTTATTGTAAGAGGTCATGGTCGATTGCTAGCTGCACAACTCTTAAATCTGGAGACGGTGCCGGTGGACCTCCAGGACTACGAAAGCGAAGCTGCTGAATGGGCAGACCTAATCGCTGATAATAGACTGGCGGAGCTGGCGACTATTGATGACTCTCTGCTGGCTGAATTATTGAAAGAGGCCGACGATATGGTCGAGCTTACCGGTTATACGGCGAATGAAATTGACCGCATCCTGGGGGAAGCTGAAAGTAGTGTTGTCCAGGACGATAACTTTGATGTTGAAGGAGCAGTTGATTCTGCGACTAAAAATACCATAACCCAGCCAGGTGATTTATGGATCCTGGGGAATCATCGATTATTATGTGGAGACTCAACTTCCGTGGAAGACGTATTGCGTCTACTGGGGGGGGACGAAGCGGACATGGTATTTACGGACCCGCCATATAATGTTGCCTATGAGGGCGGCACCGGCTTAACTATCATGAACGATTCTATGGCCGACGATGAATTTTATCAGTTCCTGCTGGCTGCCTTTAAAGCTATGTACGCAGGCATGAAGCCTGGAGCGCCTATCTATGTATGCCATGCAGATGGCTCCGGGAATGCGTTCCGTAATGCATTTGGCGATGCAGGGCTATTGCTTAAGCAGGTTCTTATTTGGGTGAAGAACTCATTTGTTCTGGGGCGCCAAGACTATCAGTGGATGCATGAGCCTATTCTATATGGCTGGAAACCTGGCACGTCGCATAAGTGGTATGGTGGTCGCAAACAAGGAACGGTGATTGATGATTTGTTGCCGGTCGAAGTTGAAAAGTCCGGGGATGACTATTTATTGCATTTGAAAACGGACACGCAGCATATCGTGATTAAGACTGACCGGTTCGAGGTGCTCTATAACGAAGGCACTGCTCTTGATACTATCTGGCGTGTGAATAAGCCGTTGCGGAATGGTGAGCACCCTACCATGAAACCTATTGAGCTGTGTGCTCGTGGTATTCAGAACTCATCGCGTGAAGGTGACATTGTCCTGGAGCCATTCGGCGGTTCCGGTTCTACTCTTATTGCGAGTGAGCAGACGGGGCGTCGCTGCTGCGCTATGGAGCTGGATCCAGTGTATTGTGATGTCATTGTTAAGCGGTATTCCGAGTTAGTTGGTTCATCTCATGCAATACGTGTAATTCGTGGTAATACCGAAATTTATCTTGCGGAACTACTTGAGAATTAACTGAGAATAAGTTAATATACAACAAATGAAAGATAAGAGAACAGATTCTATTATTGGAATACGATGGAGGGGAAGCATATGAAAAAGTCAACGTTGAATAGCATGGTAAGCGTAATTGACGCTGCGTTTAAAGAGGAAGACCATCCTCGTGGAGATGATGGAAAGTTCACCAGTGGCGGTGGTGGTTCTTCAAGCAAGAAATCTGCTGGGGCGAATAAAAGCTCAAAAGGGAATTTCGATTTAGGTGCAAAACAAAAGTCGGAAGCATTAGAATTATTGAAACATCAGTCGGAAAGTTTCTCTGGACCTGTAGCAAAAATATCTAGTTTCCTTCATGGTAAAATTAGCAAAGGGTCATCTGCTGGTGAGGCTCTTAATGCTGCAAAGGCTAAGTGGGGTGGCAAAGGTGAAAAAGAGGACAGCATGCTGGTAAGTTTCTATACTGCATGTAAAGGACCGCAGTGGAATGATAATTTTTCTAAGGAATATTCTGGCAAGGATTATCGAGCTCGCAAAACAAGTCTCGAAAATGAAGCCGAGGAATGGTTAAAATCTTAACATTGCCATTCGTAGTCAAGCAGTGGTTTTTACCGCTGCTTTTTTTGTTTATGCAAAACAAACAATTTGAAGCGAGGTGGTGAGTGTGTAGTGCAACATGAGGACGCCTACAGGGATAAGCAAAATGGCATGACGTATCAGAAGATTGCTGATAAGTACGGGGTGTCAGTTTCTACGGTGAAGTCCTGGGCGACCAGATATTGGAAGGTTGCAACCAAGGAGAAAAAAGTTGCAACCAAACCGAAGAAGGTTACAACCAAGGTAGGGGCTCCGAAAGGGAACCGAAATGCTGTAGGGCATGGTGCTCCATTTAAAAATCAGAATGCGACGACGCACGGCTTTTATGCAAAATATTTACCGAAGGAGACTTTGGCAATCGTGATGGACGTGCAGGAAGCTAGCCCTTTAGATATACTCTGGGGCAATATCCAAATAAAGTTTGCGGCAATACTCAGGTTGCAGAATCTAATGTATGTCGAGAGTGCTGCCGATAATATATCGTATCGAACGACTAAAACCACCACCAAGGTCACGGGCCTGGGACGTGAGACAACGGCATCTGCAGAGGACCATATCATATCTGCGGTTGAACGTGAGGAGAAGTTTATATATGCGCAGGCCCGTGCGATGGATACGTTAACTCGGATGATCCGGCAGTACGAAGAATTGTGTCGGAGCCCTCTGGCGACCGAGGAGCAACGGTATCGTATTAATAAGTTAAAGACCGAGGTCGAGGTCATGAAGTTGAAGGATGATGTGGAGGACACTACGGATATCTCTCCATATATTGATGCATTGAATGGGCGTGTAGAGGAGGCTTGGGCGGATGCAGAAACCGGTAATATCGAGAAAGACGCAGAAGCGTAACTCGTCGTTTGCATGGAAACCATTTTCCCGGCGCCAGCTGCAGGTGCTCACCTGGTGGCTGCCTAAGAGCCCCTACTATGATTATGACACCATTATTGCTGATGGGAGCATTCGTTCCGGCAAGACGGTGTCGATGATTGATTCGTTCATAACCTGGTCGTTAGCTACATTCACTGGAGAGGCGTTCATAATGGCGGGACGCTCTATGGGTGCGCTTAAGCGAAATGTGATTCGGCCCATGCTCCAGATTCTAGATGCGAAGGGCATCGGGTATATATATAATCGCTCGACTAACACTATCACCTGCGGTGGCAATACTTATTTTTGTTTCGGCGCTGCCAATGAAGCTAGCCAGGACACGCTCCAGGGTTTAACGGCTGCAGGGGCGTTTGCTGATGAGGTTGCCTTGTTCCCTGAATCATTTGTTAATCAGATGATGGGCCGCTGCTCTGTAGAGGGGGCGCGTATCTGGATGAACTGCAACCCGGAGTCGCCCTATCATTTTATTAAGTCTGAATATATCGATAAGAGCGACGAGAAGCGTATACTGCATCTGCATTTCACGATGGATGATAATTTGTCATTGTCCGAGGCGGTTAAGGAACGCTACAAGCGCATGTATTCGGGGCTTTGGTATAAGCGCTTTATCCTGGGATTATGGGTTATGGCCGATGGTATTATCTATGACATGTTTAATGACGCCAATCTCTATGATGAGCTGGCGCCGGAGGTACGATCCAATGCTCGTCGCTATATCACGATTGACTACGGGACTTCGAATCCTATGGTATTCCTGGATTGCTACGATGATGGCGAGACCGTTTGGGTTGACCGTGAGTATTATTATAGCGGCCGTGACCGGGGCGTGCAGAAGACTGACATGCAGTACCTGAAGGACTTTAAAGAGTTCGTCGGTGAAGACTATCCGGACTTTGTAATTATTGACCCATCTGCAGCATCGTTTAAGCTGCTGCTCCGGCAGAATGGCTATCGCGTGAAAGATGCAGATAATGATGTACTTAATGGCATTCGCAAAGTTGCGAGTGCTCTTTTCATGCGACGGTTGAGAGTCCGCAGAGCTTGCAAGAATATGATTAAGGAGTTCATGTCCTACCTCTGGGACGAGAAGGCTGCGGAGCGTGGTGTCGAGCAGCCGATGAAACAGTTTGACCACGCGATGGATGCAATTCGTTATTTAGTGAATACTTTGATTAAGAGATGGAGGTTGCCAAGTGAAGAAAAATAAACGGAAGCGGGCGGTCGATAAAGTGTCTAAGCCGGCGAAGCAAGTTGCAGCCGTTAGTGATGCTTTTCAGAACGTAGCTGCGCGTACCGGCTATGGCATGCCTAACTTGCTTAATGCAACATCTTACCCGCTGACCCGGCAGAGCTGGGACTTCAATAAATTGAATGCCATGTATCGTTCGCACTGGGTGGTGCGCAATATTATTAGTGCGATTCCAGACGACATGTTGAAGAATGGATTTGATATTGTATCTGATATTACTCCGGACCAGCGCGATAGGGTGGAAGGCTGCATGCGCAGAACCGGAGTGATTGAACGTATCAGGGAAGGCCTGTACTGGGGTCGCCTGTATGGTGGCGCTATCGGAGTTATTATTATCGATGGCCAGGAGGATAAGTTGGAAGAGCCCCTGGACCTGGACGAGGTAATGCCAGATTCATTCAAGGGACTTTTAATTGTTGATCGCTGGACTGGTGTCAATCCGGAGAGTGAGCTCATAACGAATATTAATAGTCCGGAGTTCGGGCTGCCTAAATACTACGATATCACCTTGTCTGAGTCGCGCGTTGAAAATACGATGCGCATTCATTACTCACGTGTTGTAAGGTTCCTGGGTGCGAAGCTGCCATACATGGAAATGCTGGCAGAGAATTACTGGGGCATGTCGGAGCTGGAGCAGGTGTTTGATGAGCTGAATAAGCGTGATAACGTATCCTGGAATATTGCGTGCTTGACATTCATGGCTAATATCCGCGTCTTTAAAATGGAAGGTATGGAGCAGATATTCGGGCTCGGTGGTGAGAAGGTCGTCGAGGAATTATATCGAACTATCGAGGGCATGAATGCCATCATGAATAATAACGCGCTGCAGATTATCGGTAGCAACGATGCATATGAATCTCACCAGTTCGCCTTTGGTGGCCTGGGTGAAATATATGACCGGTTCATGATGGATGTCTCCGGGGCCTGTGGTATTCCGGTAACTAAATTATTTGGTCGTTCGCCTGCAGGCATGAATGCAACGGGCGAGTCCGATATGCAGAACTACTATGATTTAATCGAGAAGGAGCAGGAGACGCGATTGCGCCCGGTGTTGGATAAGCTGCTGCCGATTATATTTACCTCTGAGCTCGGTTCGGTTCCGAATGATTTGGACTTCAACTTCAATCCAGTTCGCCGAGCGAATGAAGCTGAAAAGCAAGACCTGGGGAGTCAGCAGACCGCGGCCGTTACTCAGGCATTCACGGCTGGGCTCATATCGCAGAAGACTGCCTTGCAGGAATTGCAACAGTCTAGCAAGCGGACCAGCATGTGGACGAATATCACGGACGATGATATCGCTGAGGCCGACGACGATACTACTGCTGTAGGTGAAACTGGGATGCAGGGATTATTTAATGCGAAACCACCTGCTGCTGATAAATAAAAGGAGCGCCTATGTCGAAGTGGATTATTAAGCGAAGGACGGAGCTGGCTTATCAGAGGGCTATCACCAGGTTGCTGGAGGACAGCTTTTTTATTTGTATGACCTCTTTGTCGACGAATAATATGCTCGAAAAAATCAACGAATATATTGAGTCGCAGGCGTTTGCAGATTTTGCACAGGCTACGGCTGGAATGATGGTCAGCAACCTATTTGGTGACATTGGACGGTCATGGAGAGAAGCTGCACGGTTAGATAGTAACGGTCGTTTAATATATGACTTGCTTATGGATGACCTTGCAGGGGCTCGTGGTGAAACCGTGCGACGGATAGCCCAGGAGAATGCGCAGCTTATTAAATCATTACCCGCTAGTGTGGCTGACGATGTCACGGCTTATATTATGCGGGAGACGTTGAAGGGGCGGCGCCCGGAAGACATCGAAAAAGATTTGCATAAGTTATTTCCGAAGCGGAGCAAGGCCAGGGCTAAGTTGATTGCTCGAACGGAAGCAGCGAAAACTCAAACCGCGCTGCTGCGTAGTGATTGTGATTTGGTCGGTGCTGAATATTACTTTTGGCGCAGTTCCCATGATGCGCGTACGCGTCATAGCCATAGCAGTATGGATGGTGTGTTGTGTAGCTGGCATAGTCCACCGAACCCGGAGCGACTATTCCGCGAGAATAAGGTCAAGCCCTATGGTGAATATCACCCTGGTGAAACATTTAACTGTCGATGTTATGCCGAGCCCCTGGTGAGTCGTAGTCAGCTCAGTGAAAATACATATCGAATGCATCAGAATGGTCGGATTGTCCGCGTGACCAAGGCCACTCTACTTAAGTTGATTTAACCGCTCTATTCGTAGGGCGGTTTTTTCATATATAAAATGCCGCTGAAAGGAGGTGATGTGATAATGAACAAGGCATTTTATGGGTCCAGGTTCAGTGCCAATATGACCCGGACACCGGAGGGCTTTTTAATTTGTCACAACGTGCCATTGGCGCGCACGGGCGTACAGCAGTATTTGGGAAGTGAGGTTGAAAAACCGGACCAGGAGATTGTTGATGTGTACCGTAATGAGGCCGAGGTTTTTGCCCCGGCTACGCTGGCGAGCTTTGAAGGCAAACCGGTTACTGATGAACATCCATCTCGATTCGTGGAACCGACCAATGCGACTGCGTATACTCGTGGCACTTGTCAGAATGTGCGTCGTGGTTCCGGCGATGAATCCGATTTGATTATTGCTGACCTTGTAATCTATGATGCGGTTTTAATCGCGGAGATTGAAGCAGGCAAGCGTGAAATCAGTGCCGGGTATTATTGTGAATATAAGCCCTTTAAAGATGGCTTAGAGCAATCTAATATCATCTGCAATCATGTGGCGGTTGTTGCTAATGGACGTGCTGGAGCACGTGTGGCTATCAAAGATAGTCAAGTTGTTAATGTAAAGAAAGGTAGGAAACGTATGGCAAAGAAAAATGGAAGCATTTGGGATCGTATGTTTAACGCCCTCGTGAACGACGAGGATACGACCTCTGAAGAATTAAGAGAAGCTGCGGAAGCTATCGCTGGTAAAGAAGAACAGGCGGACAGTGAAACCGAAGCGAAAAAGGAAGTAGCTACGGATGAAGAAATAAAGGCTGCAATTAATGATGCCTTGTCTCCGTTATTGCAGCGAGTGCGTCGTCTTGAGGAAGCGCAACTCGCAATGGATGAAGAACCGGACGACTTGCAGCAGCTCGAAGATGAATTGTCCGAGGGCGTTGCAGAAGAAGCGGAAGAGTCTACGGACGATGACGGCGAAGAATCTGTAACGGTGGATCCGGAAGACATGACCGAAGACAGCGACGATGAACCGGAAGAACAGCAGGCTACGGATAAGGCTATCGCTTTGAACTTATTCCGTAAGATGAAACCTGTTATTTGCGCGATGAAGGGCGCAGAACGCAAACAGGCGACTGATGCATTGCGTGCTGCATTGGCTCCGTATATGGATAAAAAGACAGCTAAAACTAAACCGGCTGTTGCTGGTGGTTATGCTGCTTTAAATAGTCGCAAGACTACTGATAGCAAAGCGGAAGGCAACTTTGGTGAAGCCTGCCGTAAGTTTAATCCGCATTTAAAAGGAGGTAAATAATCATGCCAGGAAGTGTAATTGGAACAACTTTAAACAACGGGTTCCCAGGACAGATTAGTCGTCATGGGGACGAAGTATCTCGTACTTTTGCAGTCAAAAAAGATACTGAAAACATTTTATTCGGCGCACCGGTAGCCCTCAATGATGATGGCACGGTGCAATTATTTGGTACTGGTCATACGGCAGATAAGTTCGCTGGCGTTGCTATGCGTCGAGTGAAATCTGCTACTGAGTGGCCTAATCAATCTTTCGGAGTATACCGTCCGGAAGAAGCCTGCGACGTTTTAGAACGTGGTTCTGTCGTTGTTGAATGCTTGAAGGGCACACCTAAGCCTGGTGGCAAAGTATATGCTTACATTGCTACCAAGAATGGTTTCGCTGCTGAAGCTGATGGCTCCAATACTGTAGAGCTCACAGGTGTTCGTTGGTCCACCGGCAAGGACAGCAACAATGTTGCTGAACTCACCATTTTAATTCGTGCTGGTATCTAGAATAGGAGGATAAATATATGAAGAGAATTACAATGCCATCTATGGCTGGTGGCGCCGTACCAACTATGGACGCAGCTGCCGTATCTAGTGGTTTAGCGGTTTTGGTGTCTGAGCTTGAAAAGCAAGACCCTCGATTACGTGAACCGTTAACTTCGACCACCTACGCTCGTGACATTACTATTAATGCTGGCGGCGGCTGGATTGAAGCGACGTCTAATTTTAATGTAAACTATGCTGCTGTTGGGGGCGGTACTGATGGTAGCGTTGGTGGCGTGCAGAATGCGATTCGTCGGATCCAGGCTGATGTAAGCAAGGACGTATGGCCAGTGCTTCCTTATGAAATCACCATGTCTGTAAAATTCATCGATGTACAGCGTGGTACGGTTACTGGTCGCAGCATTGAAAAGATGTACGACGATGGCGTGCGTTTAGATTTCGATAAATACATGGATGCCAATACCTATATTGGCTTGCCTAACTATGGCACCAAGGGTTTGGTGAACCAGGACAATGTGGCTGCTGTATCTGTGGCAAATGGTAAGTCCGGTAAGACCGAATGGGTCAATAAGACTATTGAAGAAATTTTGGAAGACATCAATCGAACTATCTTAGATGCATGGGCAAACTCCGGTTATGATAACCGCGCAATTCCGAATCATGTGTTGATCCCACCGCAGCAGTATGCTTATCTCGTGAAGACTCCATTCTCTGTTGCTGGTGTTAATGGCTCTATTAGCATGCTGGAATATTTGAAAAATAATAATATTGCAAAGGATAAAGGCGTCGACTTATTTATTGGCGAATGTCGTTGGTGCGCGGGTGCCGGTGTAGGTGGTACTGACCGTATGGTTGCTTATGTCCATGACGACTATTTTGTGGACATGGATATGCCTGTACAGTTACAGCGTGCCATGACTCAGCCGGTTGCTGGTACTGCTAGCTATGACAGCTTATATGTTGCTAACGTAGGCGTTGTAAAAGTACATTATTTCGAACCGTTTAGCTACCGCGATGGTATTTAATAGGAAAGGATGATTCGATGTTTTTATTTTCTAAGAAAGCATTAGGGTTCCGCGATCCGAATACGAATGAAATTATCTACGTCCGCAAAGGTGATGTAACCGAAGTTCCGGACTGGGTGGCACACGATCCATTGTTTAAATGGGCCGTAGCTGAAGGTTCTATCTCTACGGTTGAGCAGAAGGCGCAGGTGGCCGTTGAAAAGAAAGCGGAAGAGCCTGTAGAGGCTCCGGTGGAAGAACCTGAACCTGTGGCAAAGAAAACCACTAGTCGGACTCGTAAGTCTGCTGCGAAGGAGTAATCGTTATGGCTATTACTAGTGTATATCAGGCAATCGTTGCGGCTAGTAATATTCGTCGTAGTGAAAATCCATCGTTCACGGCTACTGATTTTATGGCGCTATATCCTAAGTTCGTAGATGTAAGCGAGGAAATGATTGAGGCATGGGTGCAAATCGCTCATGCTTCATTATCGTATGCAAGGTGGCATGAGTGGTGGCGTATCGGCATGGGCTTATTTATTGCGCATCACTTAACGCTGCTTGCTAATCCTGCTACAGCTGACACTATTGAAGGTGGCTTGAGCAGAGGTGTTGCTAGTTCTAAGTCGGTGACTGACATGTCGATTTCCTATGATGTTTCGAGCATCGCAAACGAATGCGCCGGCTGGGGCACCTATGGTCAAACGACTTATGGGCAACAGTTAGTTCAGTTCGCCCGCCTGGTAGGTAAAGGTGGAATGACCGTATGGTGAGAGCTGCTGTTACCCGGCAAAGTAATATGGCTGCCTTTAAAGCGCGTATTCGTGAGATTGCAAAGACACGGGTGCTAGTTGGTATCCCTCAAGCAAATAGTTCACGGTCCGCTGATGGTGGCGGTGGCATTACTAATGCGGAGCTGCTGTATATCCACACTCACGGTGTCCGGCAGCAAACTATGCGCCAGGACATGAAGTCCGACATGGACCAGGGGAAGAAGTATAGCGAAGCCTATCAGCTATATGTGCAGTCTCATGGTTCCCCTCTTTGGCATAGTCCACCGCGCCCAGTCCTGGAGCCGGCTATGGATTATCACAAGGACGCGATAAAGGTCGACTTGAGTGAAGCGATAAAGTTGTATCTGCAGACCGGTCGAGACACTGGTTATCGAAAGGTAGGCATGTTTGCAGCTGCTATGGCTAAGGGATGGTTTGAACATCCGGCTAATGGATGGGCACCCAACTCTCCTAAAACCATAATTAAGAAAGGTTCTGATAGTCCACTGATTGACACTGGTGCTATGCGGCAAGCGATTACCTATGTTGTGGATAAGGGGGATGTGTGATGCTTGATATTAGTTTCTTGCTCTATGATCCTGATTTTTGCACCCTATTCACATTAGTGGCAAATAGCTCCGAGTGGATTAATGGTCGACATTGCGTTGTGACTAAATCGAAGGCTGTCACCGGAGTGGTTAGACCTACCAGTGGTGATGATTTAGAGATGTTGCCGGAAGCTGATAGAGTTTCTGGCTCCATGACATTTTTGACTAAGGCTCCGATGAGATTTAGTGACGGCGAGCCGGCCATGTTTATCGAATATCAGCGAAAGCGCTATAAGATTATCCATGCGGATGACTTCAATGAAAACGGCTTTTATAAGGCCATTGCCACTTATGTGGAGGTGACGGATGATGCCTAAGAGAACGTTCGTCGAGGTGGAGAATCTATTTCGAGATCTCTTATGTGACATTCTGGAATTGCCCCTCGATAATAAGCAGATAGTGTTTAGCTACCAAGCGACTGGGGTTCCGGGCTGGAAACATGATCAGGATAAATTATTCATTCGCTTGAATGAGTTGGACGATGAGTATGCTAAGTTCCGCAGTAGTCTCTATCATCCGAATGAAGAAGCTGTTATAAAGTCGACCTCTCGTACGCGCGTATGGGAGGTTTATTTAATTGCATATGGACCTCATGCTTGTGATGTCCAGAATCAGATTAAGGACGGTGTGTTTTTACAGAAGGCACGCCGTTTTTATTTTAAAAATGATATTGCCCTCATCACGGACTATCCGCAAGCTCTGCGTGTGCCGGAGCTATTCAATGGCCGCTGGTGGGAGCGCTGGGATATGCGACTGCGATTCAATGAGTTGTATGTCGTGGAAGAAGATGTAGGCAGTATCGAAGATGTTCAGATTTTTGTAAATGAACCGAAGGAGGAATAAAGTATGCCAGTAGTACCATTGCCTATGGATGACATTGTGCGCATCGTTGTGAACCTGTCTAGTGTGTCCGCGACGCGTAAGGCATTTGATTTGTGCTGCATTATTGGTGATAACGCAGTTATCCCTGCCGATGAACGTGTGCGCTTGTATAATAGCGTGACTGAAATGGCGCAGGACGGTTTTACTACCGAAAGCCGTTTATATAAGGCGGCGCAATTATTATTTAGTGGTCGTCGTAAGCCACCACGCATTTTAGTCGGAACACTCAAGACAGGTGAAAAACCGCTTGATGCATTAAAGGCCTGTCGTGAAGTAAATAGCGACTGGTATGTTGGTTATGTGTGCGCGGACCTGCAGGCGTCTCAGATTGTTGAAATGGCAGAATACATTGAAGCGGTTACTCCGGACAGTGTGCTTGCTTATACGACCTCTGACGCTAGTGTAAAATCTATGGCTGATGATAGCGTAGGCGTGATGTTGAAGAATAAAAAGTTCCGCCGATCCATTGGCCAATTTTCCACCAAGCATCCGGACGCAATTTTAGGCGTTATCGGTTATGCGATGGGCTCCATGACGGGTTTAGCGAAAAGTGCTTATACCCTGGGCTATAAAGCCGAGGTCGGTGTTGAGACTGAAAACAGTACCAGCCGTTTAAGCTCTACTGAGTTCAATAAAATCACCGGGGCGAACGTCAATGTGTACGTCAATCGTGGCGGCCAATATGATGGCTTTGAACCTGGTAAGTTAGCTGACGGGACTTGGTTCGATGAACTTATTTTTACAGATAAGTTCAAGAATGACACCCAGTTTGCCATTATGGACTTGCTTTATACGGTGGATAAGATTGCCGGCGAAGAAACTGGCGTCACTCAAATCATCACTAAAATTACAGAAGTCTGCGAGGACTTCCGTCGAATTGGATTCGTTGCTGAGTCCGGTAAATGGATGGGGTCTAATATTTTAAATTTAAAATATGGCGACGTGTTGCCTAACGGCTACTTGATTCAGTCCGAGCCGGTGAATGACCAGTCGCAGGCGGATCGTGATGCTCGTAAGTCTCCACCTATTTATGTGTCGCTTAAATTATCCGGTGCATATCAGTACATTACTATCCAGGTCGACGTTAACCGTTAAGGGAAGGAGGAATAAATTATGCCAAAAGCACATACTACGTATAGCTTTACTGATGTATCTGCGGTTCTGTCTCATCCTAGTTATGGCCAGTTCGCGATGGAAGGTGAAGGCATTGGTGATTTCACTGTTGCTAAAAATACAGAACGTACTGTACATGATGTGGCTGCAGATGGCCATATTATGGTATCTAAAATCGCAGGTAATAATGGTACGATTACCATTAATGCGCAGCAAACGTCCGCGCTGCATAATTGGCTACAGGGTTGTTTTAACTACTGCTGGGCAGCCGATACCGATGAATGGGCTAGAATTACTTTAACCATTCGTGCTCCTAAGATGGGCAAAATGACCATTGCTACAGGGGGCTCTTTTAATAAGGAAGCCGATGAACCGTTCCAGGCTCAAGGTCAACGTGTTGCGTGGACTTTGATGTTCGCTGATGTACAGAAAATGAACTTTGCATAGGGGGTTAAGTAATGAGCAGAGCAGAATTTAAAGAATTCGAAGTTGGTGGACGTAAGTTCCAGGTGAAGCGTTTCGATGCTCTCACTGGTTCCTATATTGCGTTTACCTTATTCGAGAAGATTTTACCGGTAATCATGGGGAATAAGGACCAGTTCATCGGATCTAAAACCCCGGATGTATCTGCGGATAAGTTTAGTGAAATGCTCCCTTCTACCTTATTTAAAATGAGCCGTGAAGATTTCACGGCTCTCCAGAAGGACTGCTTGAAAGTGTGCTATGAAGTATTGCCTGCAGGCGTTATGCCTGTTATTGGCGCAAATGGTCGCTGGGGTGTAAGTGATTTGGATACTGATACCGGTCTTGTTTTAAGATTGACCATTGAAGCATTGTTATTTAATTTACTTGTTTTTTTCAACGACGGCGGCTTGAGTTCCTTGGTGACGAGTCTGAACAACAGTACCTCGGCTACCAAGTTGCCGAATGCGTTAATTTAGATAATTTTGCCTATGCTCCGGTCTTTAATGGAATGTGGAAGCAGCATGAGGTGTTTGACGGGACATATAGCCTGGAAGATTTATTGGACGCTCACGAAATAATGGCGGTCATGGCCGAGAATAGGCGTCGTGCTGAAGATTATGCAGCGTCGCAAAGGGAGGTGGATTAGTTGGATAATGTTATTGAGTCTTATCTGATAGCACTCGGTGTCGATATTGATAAGTCTGATTTTGCAGAGGCTGATAAGGCCATCAACGGGTTATCGGCTAAAATCATCTCGAATGCGGCTCAATGGGGCAAGGCCAGTGGTATTGTAATTGGAGCCATTTCGGGTATCGTTGGTAGCATTACCGGCCTGGTTGCTAGTGCGGCTAAACAAGATTTGGCCATGCAAAAATATGCAACCTCGATGATGATATCTACCGGCCAGGCGACGAAGATGAAAGAGGCCCTGGATGCCCTGGGTGAATCTGCAGCTGATGTGCAGACGAATATGGAGCTGCGCAGTCGCTATAATGCATTGCTGCAAGATGCGCAACAAATAATGCCTGATGGCGATTATAGCGCGGCGATGAAACAAGTTCGCGATATCATGTTTGAGTTCACTCGTTTGAAGCAGGAAGCCAGTTATGCCATCAAGTGGATAAGCTATTACCTGGTAAAAGATTTTATCGGGCCACTCGAAAAGGCAGGATTTTCTCTACGATCCATGAACGAGTATATCCAACGGAATATGCCGCGGATAACCAGGAATATCGCAGATGGCCTGGGCTATATTATTAATATTGGGCTTAATTTTATGCGGGCGATTCGGTCGCTTGGCATGTTGATGCTTAATATCTGGGACAGGCTACCGCATAGCATTAAGGTGTCTACCGTAGCTATCGGCGCATTTTTTGCCCTGCTCCGGGCAAGTCCAGTCGGGAGATTAGTTGCTGTAATTAGCATGCTGCTGCTTTTACTCGACGACTTCTATGCGTACATGGATGGCAAAGAATCAGAGTTTGGCCCGTATTGGCAAAAGTTAATCGATTTTTGGAATAGCATTAGTGACGATGTAGATGCAGCGACTGATGCTGTTTTTAATTTTCTGAAGACTATTTCTGAGAGTCCAGAACTGGCAGAGTTCACGGGCGCGTTGCAGGAGCTCCTCGGTGCTGTTTGGGACTTAATCGTAGCCATTGGCACATTGGTTGCGGATACTTTTGGTGCGCTCTGGGATGCCTTGGAAGAAGTCGGACTCGTAGATGATTTTAGTGAGTCTATGAAAACGTTGCTGCATTATTTTGCTGAGTTTATTAAATTAGTCGCCGAAGGCATTAAGGCCATTGCTAAGTTCTTGAAAGAGCTAGGTAAGACTGAAGGATTCAGACAGTTCATTCGTTTGTTAGGCGAGTTTCTTGGAATACTCTGGGATATCGTATCGACTATCGTTGGTGCAGTCTATGATGCCCTGCGTGGCTTATGGGACATTTTCAAAGACTTAGGTGTTCCGAGAGAATTTACAGATGCTATTGGCGAAATGCTCATGGCGTTTATTGAGCTTGCCAAGGGCGTAGCAAATCTCATTAAGTTAATGATCAAACTCTTTAAATGGTTAGTCGGAGACCCGCGCGTTATGCCGTTCTGGAAGGACGTCGGGGTTGCACTCGGTAATCTCGTAAATGTGTTATCTACGGTATTATCTAAGCTTGGTAAAATTGGCCGTGTTATTGGATTGCTGCTCCAAGGTAAATTTAGTGAAGCTGCAGCTGTAATGGGATTTGGTGGTGGCGCTCCAGACTTAGGCGAGGTAAATGGCAATGCTGGTGCAGGTGTAGAAGCCTTAGTTAAAGGCGGCATGTCGGAAGTTGCGGCGGCAGGTCTTATTGGTAATATGACAGCTGAGTCTAGTCTAGACCCTACGACCAGCATTATTGATAGTAATGGGCTGCGTTCAATTGGTATTGCTCAATGGAATGGTGAGCGTGCTGATAAACTTGAAGCCTATTTGAAGTCTAAAGGTATCAACGATTTGAGCGATAGTCGCTCATTTGGGGCTCAGTTAGAGTATGCTATCAAAGAGCTGAAAGAAGATTTTCCTGATGTTTGGGCTGACCTCCAAAATGCAAAAACCGTGCAGGAGGCATCGGACATAATTCTCACCCGCTGGGAGAAACCGGAAGACCAATCTCAATCTGTAAAAGATTATCGTGCAGGCCTTGCTAACCAGGCGTATACTGCTTATTCCGAAGTGAAGAATAAACCGCAGCCTAATAATGAAGGCAGTGGTGTTGGTGCTGCGGTCAGTCAAATGGCAAGCTCGATAGGTAATGCTATTGAAGTGCAATGGGATGCTGCAGTGGAAACTGTCGGGAATAAGATGGAAGAAATTAAACAGGGTGCTGCAAGATTGTATGACTCTATCGGGACCATGACCGGTCCGTTTGGAGGTCCGTCTTATTTTGTGAATCCTGCAACGACTAGCACGAGCAATCGCATCGGTGATATTAATGTATATGTCACCAACTCAAATGCGAGTGCTGCTGATATTGGCAATGCCGTTGCTGGTAAAGTTTCATCGGCAATCAATATGCCTGAAAGACCTATTGTTGCTGTAAGAGAAAGGAGAGGGAGTATCGGATGAGCTTATCCTTCTATATGAGAGACTTTGGCTCCTACGTTGGTAACTATGCGAAGCAGATTACTAGCAGCAAGCCGGCTTGGTTAAATTTTACCAAGGATGTGGCCAAGCTAACCGGTCATACTAAGCTCCTGGATCTGACGACCGGTTATAATAATCTGGAGCGGTTTATATTCAAGACTAACGGCTGGACTATTGGTGGACTGGCCTTTGATGGCATCATGAAGACCGAGCATACGGCAGAGGTTAAAGCGACTACCTATCCGGTGCAAACCGGGGCGGTCATGACTGACCATGCTATCGTGTTGCCGAAGGTGCTTGATATTGAAATCATGGTGTCGGACGCCACGCCTGGGAACTCCCTGAGCGGAATTAAAACTACAAATCGATTATTGAATGCTGTGGTGGACTTTGGGGTCCGCCGTTTTTTGACAAATGGTAATGTAGTGGCTGGTAATAACCGGTCCGCTGCCACGTATGCTATTTTGAAGTCTATGGTTGAAGCCAGAGTGCCGATTACTGTAGTGACGCGCCTGGGCACGTATCACAACATGTTGCTTGTTAAATTAAATAGTCCGGACGATGTTAAGACTCAGTTCGCGTTGCATGCATCGCTCCACTTGGAAGAGGTGCAGGTCGGTGATGTGGCCGAGGTAACGGTTTCTGCGCGCAGTCAGACCACCAATCAAACTAACGGTGGCAATAAAGCTGTAACGGAAGCTCCGTCGAACCAGAATAAGAGTGCATTGAAAGCGATGGGCGATGTGGTGCGTAGACTATAGGAGGTGTTTTAAATGTATAGTGTGATACCGATTACGGCTGCGCCTAATCAGACCTTTAGTTGCAAGGTGCCGGTCGATGGTAATAATTTAGTTCTGCATTTTAAAACTCGTTATAATGAGGTCGCTGGTTATTGGCTCATATCGCTGACTACCAACGATGTAGAGCTATTGCGTAACTTGCCTGTCCTCCCCGCCGATAATATTTTGGAGCAGTTTGGCTATTTGAAAATTGGCTCCGCGTACATCACGAAGAGTGATGCGGTGAAAGAACAATGGCCGACTGCTGATACCCTGGGGACGGAGTGGTCGTTGATTTGGAGTGATACGCCATGAGTGATTTTATCGATACTACGAAAATTAAGCGGACTGATAATAAATCAGCAGCTCAGGCTGCGATTGATAATGCCTTTAGTGCGATAAATAATAAATTATATGGTCGCCAGTGGCGCGTTTTAATTCAAACTAAAGAGGATAAAGCGTTGGATGTAACAGAGCTCCGGTGCACGTTTACCATCAATAAGTATGCAACTGGACAACCGTCCGTGTGTCATCTGATGATCTATAATTTGAATGCTCAAACCGAAGGCAATATTATCAAGGAAGGTTTCTATGTACAGCTCGAAGCAGGTTATGCTGCGCAGTACGGTATTATTTTCTCAGGGCAAATTATTCAGGTATTTCGCAATCGCGAAGAAGGTATCAACTATCGTTTGGAAATACTGGCAGTCGACGGGTCCGCGTTCCTGGATCTAAATTTTGTGCGAACTACACTGGCTGCAGGTAGCACTCCTCGTGATGTAGTCGTCAGTCTGGCATCGGTTTCGAAGCAACCAATCGAAACCGAAGAGGTGTCAGAGAATATGGACCAGGCGAAGCTGCCACGTCCGAAGGTATTATTTGGACGCCCGAAGGACTATCTGAACGATATCTCCAAGGGTAACGGCAGCTTTTATTGGATAAATGATGGCAAGCTCACGGTGCGCAAGTTCACGGACCCGATTCCTGAAAACCATTGTATTGTTCTTACCCCTACTACGGGGCTGGTCGGTACACCGGAATATACGGACGAGGGCATTCGAATTGTATCGTTGCTTAATCCTTTGATTGTAGTTAATGGCATGATCAAGATTGATAATTCTATTATTAATCGGCAAGCTATAAATCTACCGAATGGTAAGGGTGGCGGTCAGCAGAAGCAGTCGCAGCAGAGTGTCTTTGACCAAGATGGAGAATATCAGGTGTACTCGATACACCATGCTGGCGACACTCACGGCGAAGTTTGGACTACGGAAGTAATTGGAATCGGTCGTAATGGCCGAGCAGGGTTACCTTTAATGGTAGATTCTGCCGAGCAGGACATAAGGGGGTGATGTGATTGATACCAATTGAAGAACGAGTTAAGACTGATAGTCTAGACCAGTTTATGGATTATTATGACAGGGTGCTGCGCGTGGCTATGCCAGGTATAATTACTGCATTTAATCCTGACCGGCAGACCGTATCTGTTAAACCGGCGATTCGTGAAAAGCTAATTGATATTGATGGCCGCTCTGAATGGGTTGAGATTCCTGAGCTGCAAGAGGTGCCATTATTCGTGTACCGAGCTGGGAACTATGCATTGACCCTACCGGTTACCGTTGGTGATGAGTGTCTAGTTATTTTTGCGGACACGTGCATTGATGCTTGGTGGCAATCTGGAGGAATTCAGAATCAGGTTGAGCGTCGGCGACACGATCTATCGGACGCTTTTGCTATCCTTGGATTTACCTCTCAGGTTAAGAAGTTAGGCGGTTACTCTACCGGCACGGCGCAGCTGCGCACGCTTGGGGGTGGATCGTATATCGAATTGGCAGACGGAACCATTAATATTGTTGGCGATGTAAATATCACGGGGCATTTGACTACTTCAGAAAATGCTATTATTAAAGGCATTTCGATTGAAAGTCATGTGCACTCTGGTGTTATGTCTGGTGGTAGCACCACAGGAGGTCCGAAATGAGATATCGTAAATTAGACGCTAGTGGCGACTACACTTTTGGATCCGGAAGTAGTTGTTTTATCACCGATCATGATGCGGTGGTGCAGGCTATCGTGACGCGGCTTAAATTATGGAAGTACGAATGGTGGGAAGACCTCGAAGAGGGAATTCCTATGCGCGACTTGCTCGGTAGTCGTGATTTAGATTTGGCCGAGCGTGAAATTAAAGACCGGGTTCTGGGGACTATTCATGTGAATAGTCTCCTTTTTTTTGAACTCTTACATAATCCAGATACGCGCGAGCTCAAAGTTTCTTTTATCGTGGATACAAACTTTGGGCCGGTAAATGTTGAGGAGGTTGATGTGAATGGCTTATAGGGCACCTTATATAGATGCTGCCGGATTGCATATTCCTACCTACCAAGAGATACTGGAGGACATGATTGCAGACCATAAGGCTATTTATGGCGAAGATGTGTATCTCGAACCGGATAGCCAAGATTATCAGTATATCTCAATCCATGCGTTGAAAATCTATGACTGCATGCAGCTGCTTGAGATTATTTGGAATAATCGTAGCGTTAAGACCTCGGTCGGGACGGGGCTCGATTCTGTCGTTAAGCTGAATGGCATCCACCGAAAGGCTGCATCGCATTCCATGGTGGATTTGGAATTGACTGGTGATGTTGGTGCGGAAATTGTGAATGGGGTGGCATCGGATGAATCTGGAAATAAATGGAAATTACCTGAAAAAGTTACATTTACTACTGCGACAGTTACGGTTACCGCCGTAGCGGTGGAACTTGGTGCTGTGAAGGCACTGGCGCATGAAATTAATAAAATATCGACTCCGACTAAGGGCTGGGTTAGTGTGGATAACCCGGCAGCGGCGATTCCTGGTCAGCCTATCGAAACCGATGAGGCATTACGCTCCAGGCAAAGCATATCGGTGGCGACTCCGTCCTTATCGATGATTGATAGCTTAATTGCCGGAGTAGCTGCTGTCGATAATATTCAGCGGTTCGCGGTGTATGAAAACGACACCAATGTTACCGATGACAATACTGTGCCGGCGCACTCGGTGTGCGTTGTGGCCGAGGGTGGCCTTGATACTGATATTGCAAACGTTATCTATAAACGCAAGGGACCTGGGACGGGAACCTATGGCGATAAGCATGTAGTGATTACTGCTGGCAATGGCACTCCGGTGGATATTAAATTCTTCCGGGCTAAGCCTAAGCCAATTTATGTAGCCATGAAGATTAAAAAGTTACCTGGGTTCACGCGTGACATTGAAGCGGCGATTAAATCTAATGTGACCGAATATTTGGACACGTTGAAGATTGGTCAAGAAGTGTATGCGACTCCATTATGGGCGGCGGCATCTAAGTCGATGCAGGACCTCAAAGCTCCGTCTTTTGTGATCACAGAATTGCAGCTGGGTGAATCTGAAACTAGTCAGAATCTGCAGACTGTCGTTGTCGATTTTAATGAGGTAGCTGCCTATGGTGGCATCCGGGTGGAAGAGGTGTTGTAATGGAACTGCGTGAACATTACCTCGCTTTGGTAACGCCAGAGCACGCGGACAAGCCAAAGTATATGGCCATGCTGCGGAATACCTTTAAATATACAGACGACATATTCGCGCTGGCAGTCGACCTGGACGATAAGTTTGACGTGGACCAAGCGGAAGGTGCGCAGCTTGATGTTGTTTCTGAATTCGTCGGTGTGAATCGGCAGGTTGCCTACGATCCATATGCGGGTGTGTCATCGATATTGAATGACCATTTATTCCGGACTATTTTGAAGGCTAAAATCTGCCAGAACATGTGGCAAGGTGGCATCGATGAATTGGCGGAGAAATGGGCTGATGTGTTGCCTGAATATGTGCTGGGCATCAAGGATAATATGGATATGACTATGGATGTTTATATGGTCGGTCCGACCGAGCCGCTGCTCACTGAATTATTGCAAAAAGGATATATTGTGCCGAAGCCTGGAGGGGTGCGTGTTAACTACTATGCATCCGAACAGGTTCTTTTTGCGTATGACGTCGACGTTCCAGGGCTGCGAGGATATGACCTTGGTTATTGGTCGAAGGACATCACAGAATATCCGGCATTTAGTTATGAAAAGGACGAATTGCATAACCGCGGTTATGACCAAGGTTATTGGATTTAATTTGAAAGGAGGACATTATGCCAGAAAATAATTTCATGATTTTTAATGAGGCGTTCAAGGAAATCGATACAATGAACGACTCTGAATACCAAGCTGCGACGCAGCGTCAGAAAGGTGTGGCCTCCGGTGTTGCAGACCGACGGTTACATAATAAGTTCTACCGGCAAGCATCTATTATGGTTAAGTCTTTGGCTAATTTTATCGAAGCCCAGGGGCAGGATGCAACCGACGAGGATGAAAGCGTATTGCTTGATTCCTTGCAAAATGCATTTTCTGCGTTCATCGGAACCTTGCTTGAATCTCATGACGGGGACGCTAATGCGCACGCCAGAATTAGACAGCTCATATCGAATGCTGTATCGAGTGCATCGAGTGGCCTGAATAGTCATAATGTGAGCAGCAGTGCTCATTCTGCAAAGTTCGCTGAGTATCTGAAACTCTCTACAGGCGGAACGGTTGCTGGGCCGACTACATTTAAGAGCAGTGTAACGATGCAGGCTGCATCGACTATTCCGACTCAGCCGACGAGCTCGAATAATACGAATATTGCTAATACGGCCTTTGTTAAGGCTGCTTTGTTAGCTTTTCTCACGGATCGTAATTTTATTAAGGCAGTCATGGATGCTATCGGGTCTGAAACGTTATCTCAGTATGGGGTTAAATATAATTTTGATAATCCTAACGCCTGGAGCATTAGCCTTGGTCGACTCTTTGGGGGATTGATTCTCCAAGGTATAAAAGTTTCTGGAACTACTGGTAGTGCATTAAATTCGGGATATTCTGAAGGTGAAAAATTAATTACATATCCTATTCCATTTAAGGAGTTGTTAGGTTTCACATCTGGGCTCGTCGATACTTCTGCTACGTTTGCCGAGCATGCCTCTGTAAATCCTAATAATTCAAATGCACGTGTATTCTTACACGCTTTAACGGCTACTAATGTAGAAATCACTACTTGGTTATGGCTTGTAGGGATATAGCCAAGGTGGATGGAACGTTATCCCTGAAGGCAAAACGACCTCGGTTCAATTACCGACCGTCTTTATAACAAGAGCGTTTAGACCACTGGTAACATGGGATGACCCTACGACCGCGATTAAAAGTAGTACTATTTTTTCGTGCGGTGCATCAGCAAATACATCGACAATAACTATAGGCTTGCATACTGAAAATAATAATGGGGGCCGCGGTGTAAATTGGTGGGTTATAGGGTTTTAAAACCCTATTCCTAACCATAAAATAGTTACATTTTGTTCGATCCCAGCAAAGTTATCAATAAATTTAAGTTGAGAATTATTCAATTGATATTTTTCATCAAACACAATGTTTACCGAGGTATCAGAACCAATATGGATAGCTCCAGCAAATAATCTTTTGCTTAAGCTTGTAGGCAATGTAAAAGCTATCCGAGTAGTATTTAATCCACCTTGGCTAAGCAACGAGCATTCCGACAGCAAAATAATAGCAGGCTGGTGCAATACTGTCCGATGTTCTAAATGTGCAGCTATCTGCCTTTTTATAATCCTTAAGAACATTGACCGTTAGACCCCATTTATTATCGCTGGCATCGATAACGCCTACAGGCACAATAATATAATCGGTGCCGCCAAACGATGTAGCGAATGTAGCTGTCGTGGCATTATTAGCTGGTCGCGGAGTAGCTCCACCTTGGTTATGTTCCTAATAGCGAAATACTCACAGATATCGGAAATCAGTGCTTTTCGTACAATACGTCACTCACCGATTTATATCTTCCTAAGGCCCAGACTATTGGGTCTTTTGCCTTTGCTGTAAACGCTAATTTAAAAACCATAAATCTACCGTCGATTTCAGTGCTACAAGCCAATGTGTTTAACCAAAGTCATAACATTGAAGTTGCGGATATTGGTGATGTTTGTACAACCATAACCAATAGTGCTTTTTCCGGCTGCCGGATTGACCTTACTTTAATCGTAAGAGCAACTACGCCACCAAACCTTACCGGTTCCTTTATGTTAGGCTCGGGAGGCTCGGTACTTTCAATCCTTGTTCCTGCCACGTCCGTCGATGCCTACAAGTCGGCACCAAATTGGAAGAATTATGCAGCGGTAATTGATGCTATTAGTAGCTAATTTGCAACATCAAGTTTCTATTCTGGAAGGCCCGTTATGGCATATTGTTGATTGTGCTAGTAGCGAGTTTGTAACTTCATTTCAACAAATTGATGGCTCGACGTAGGTCCCGCAAGCCTTTGTGCGTGTAGACCTTGTCAGTGATGTCGCCATTTTTGTGACCGAGAATAGCGCGCACTGCATTTGGATTCGCATCTGCGGAATCCAGCATGGTTGCTACAGTGTGGCGGCAGTCATGGGTCGTATGCTTGCCATTGGTTATGCGACTAAAATGTTTGGCAAAGTTGGTGTATGAAATTGGAAATAGGCGGTCCTGGTATTGAGAACAACGACTCTCAATTATTGGTTGTATTCGTTTATGGATTGGAATGATTCGCCCTTCTCCAGCTTTGGTTTTAGATTTAGTTACGGTTAAATACTTACTTTTAAGGTTAATATCCCGGCGCCGGAGGTTTAATAGTTCCCCGCAGCGCATGCCTGTGTAAAGCAAGATAAGCGCTCCGTCGGACTCTGCAGTGTTAAGCTGCCAGAGCTTATTAATCTGCTGGCGAGTAAAAGGTTTGTGTGGTCTAACTTTAGAGTTCTTACCTATGGTAACTAGGTCTCCGAAGTTCCGCTGCATGAGATCCTTTTTAATCGCAAACTTGCATAGCTGATTGATGAGCGACCTGACTTTTTTCTTGCTAGCATAAGACAGCTGCATGGCATCCAGGACGCCTTGGAAGTCGTCATAGGTGAGATTCTGGATTGGGATAGATGCTATTGACTGAATGTGCCGGTATGAATTTTCATAGCTGGCTACGCCTGATTTGGATAAATTTGGCGCGTGGTGTGGAAGCCATTGCTTATATAATGTTGTCAACGTAATACTTGTTTTTGGAAGCTCCGAAGGCTGTCGGTTGTAATCGGCTAGCGCCTGCAGAGCTTTTTCTTTTGTTTCAAAATAACCTATAACTAATTGTTTCCCGTCAAGACTTTTGCGGACCATATATGGCCTGCGGCGATTACCGGAGAGCTTGCTTATGGATCCGTAGTTATTTGGTAATTTCATTTTGTACCTCCGTTGTTAAAAGAAAGGAATAATGATGTCATGAACCAATACTTAATTGTACTCGATAACCCCGATAAAAACGGAGAGAGCAAACGCCTGGCGTCGTATTGGATGGATGTCCACGGTTTTAGCTGGGAAGAGCTTGAAGCGAAAGCGAAGGAAGCCTATCCGGGCAAAATATATCTGCGTGACGAAGATGCCAGCATTCAGGCGAAGCTAGCCGATGGTAAATATGTCTGGGGTGGTGAAGAGCCGGTTACCCCAACTCCATATGTGCCGACCGAAGCTGAAAAGCGTAAGGCTAAAATTCAGGCCATCAAAGCTGAAACTGATGCGGCGAATGCTCCACTACAGGACCGTATGTTGACCGCGTTGCTCCAGGGGAATGACACCCTGGCTGCTCAGTTGCGAGACCAATACCAAGCCAATAATGCGGCTATGATCCAAAAGATTAAGGAGGTTTAAGCATGGATAATAAATTATATTGCGAATATTGTGCGGCAGAGTTAACCGACGACGGTCGTTGCCCTGATTTAGATTGTGTATATAACGTCTACATCGATGCCATCGCGGAGTGCGATGCTGAAATCGAAGCAGAAAAAGAAAGGGAAGCGGCGAATGAATGATATTATTGTTTTTCTTAAAAGTATGGCACCCACGGAAACGGAATTGCAAGTGGGTGCAGTAGGTGGTGTCGTTGGAACTTTTATTGCCTATTGCCTGGGGTGGTCCAATGAAGTGATTTTTTTATTTTTCCTTATGGCCATTGATTTTTTCACAGGCATGGCCGCATCAATTATTGAATACAGTGGACTCTCCAGCCACAAAGGGCTACGTGGAGTACTGAAGAAATTTGTATGTCTGGCTGTATTGGCTGCCGTGCACCGATTTGAAGTGCATTATGGAATCGGCGGTCCGTTTTTAATGTTTGCGTATGCGTTCATTACTAACGAGTTGGTATCGATTCTGGAGAACGCTCGTCGGTCTGGAATTAATGTCCCGGCTGGAATCGATAAAATCTTAATCAGAATATTGGAAGAAAAAAAGGACCGCCTGAAATAGAGCGGTCCTTTAATTTAGGGAGGTAATGGTATGAGACAAGTCAGTTTGCAAGAAGTGAAACAGTTAGCGCGTCAGGCGTATCATCCACTTTGGAATGGTGCGCGCAGTTTAGGCAGGGACGTCAAATTATATTGCCACTGGACAGCTGGTCGTTATTTCCAGTTGTTTGACCGGTATCATATATTGATTACCGGTGACGGTGGTGTATATGTGTCTACCGATAATTTCGCCGAAGTTAAAGCTGCTACTTTTATGCGTAATACCGGAAGCGTGGCTATTTCGTTGTGCTGCGCGCATGAAGCTAAAAATGCAAATGATTTAGGTGATTACCCACCGACTGATGCCCAGATGAATGCTCTAGCACAAGTCATCTGCGTCCTGGCTGATGCCCTCGATTTGACCATTGACCTTGAGCGCGTTATGACTCATGCGGAGGCTGCGCATAATTCCGATGGTTTAAATACTCACGAGGATTATGGTCCTTACTCCGGTGATCCAGATACCCGATGGGACCTCTTTGTTGTAAAGGAAGGGGACGACGAATGGAGCGGAGGTAATATCATCCGCGGTAATGCTAATTGGTATCGCGGTCAGGGATTACTGAAGGAGTATTAATTATGGATAATAAAAAAATCGCTTATATCATATATGCTGCATTGGTAGTGGTGGCTATTGTGCTGGCGACTGCTTATTATATTAATAATCGACCTCCTAAAGTCACGGCGCCGAAAGTCATACCGAAGATCCAGGTTGCGGATCCAGCTGCACTGGCTCAGGCGATTAAAGTTACACCTAAAGAAGCGACGGAGGTCGTTGCTGAAATACCGCAGGCTAAGCCGGTGGCCACTTATGTAGTGGCGGCTCCGGATGTGGAAACCGCTGCAGCTGAAACTGCAAAGGCTATTGAAAAGAAAGACGCTGCGTTGCCAGCGGTTGTTGCGGAGAAAAGCGACCGCACCATCGTTACTCCAAATGCCGAAGCTCAGAAGGTTGATGTCTATAAAATCAACTTAAACAAGGGGCATAAAATAAAAGCTGGGGTGACGGTCCTTGAAGATAAAGTCTATCCTACCGTTGGCTACCAGGCTGGACGGGTGGATGCTATGATCCAACTTGATGGGTCTAAAATAAAGGGCGCGGCTGTCATGTATACGGTCGTTCAGTGGTGAAAGGTACGGTGATCCAATTATCTCGTGGCTTACGACGTTATGTGAGCAAAATTAGAGGGGCTATATAGCCCCTCTTTTTTTATTGCTTAAATTGGAAGTATATGTTTTTTTTGATAAAATAAATACTGATATTTAAGAATATAGGTATAAAGTGCATATAAAGTAATCCTTAAAGAACGAGTATCTGTTTGTTTTTATTGTATCGAGGTCCACCAGAAACTTTAGAAAAAGCACTTGAAAAATCAAGTGCTTTTTTGTTTTTAATGCGAAATTAATGTGCCTCGAAAATAAGGAATGCTTCGTAAACGAAACGTTGAATTTTTAGTTTACAAAAGTTTATTAATTTCACAAAATAATAGTTAATATTGATAGCGTTTTACTTTCAGCTCACTGTACTCACAGTGGCTGTTTTTTTATGCAGGAACAGGTTATAAAATACGATATTGATAAAAATCGATGGGGGGGTAAAACCTGAGTTATAGGACAAAAAGTGTGTGTAGAAAGTGCTGCAAACTTAGATAAATACTGGGTTTGTAGCACTTTTATCTTTTTTTGACAAAGATAAAGGGTGGACAAAAAGTGTGTGTAAAAA